GCCGGGCGTCAGCCCACCATCAAGTTTACCAGAGAGTGCAACGTTCAGTGCCGGCACAGATGTCTGAATCAAATCCTTTGTATTGAAAAACTTTGAGTCTGTCAATACAGAAGACTCTTTGATGGTTGAATTCTTTTTTAACTTATCAATCAAACTCATAAAAATAATCCTTCTAATGTAGCAACTGGTTTTGTATTCCAGTTCAAACTTTCAACAATTGTATTTAGTGGGTCAAGAAATGCTTTTTGAAATTGTGTATCATAATCAATGTATCGATGTAAATCAAACTCCTTCGGCATGAGTCCGTTCATGGCGACACAGTTCTCTCTGATGTGGTTTGGTTCTTTCAGATACAGATACTTGATCTTATCACCATCTTGAACCAACTGATACTTGTTCTCAATTTTCTGTGTACGGACAAGATGATTGTAAACCAGAGCACCGCGAACATGCATCGGAGTTCCTTTGGTATAAACTGTTTCTCTGGACATATACTTATTAATGTTGTTGCACCCACGCGGGAAGGCAATGTCTTCTGGGGGCAGACCTCTAAACTTCTGCCATGTCTCTTCAACGTAGTCCTGCAACTCTTGTTCATCAGCAACCAGACACAACGCGACTGCTTCCTTCAACCAACTACGGACAGGCGCGGGAGTAGATGATCGAACAATCTCCAAACCCATAACCTTCAGTTTTGGTTCTTTGTATAAGACACCTTCGTTGTCCCACACATTCATTGCATATCTTTTCTTCGCAACCCAGATACCAGTGTCGGCGATTGCCTCGCGTTTGAAATCAATCTTCTTGTCGAACACGTTCATGTAGTCACCAAGTTCAGACATGCGGCCATTGATTGATGGTACTAGTTTATCCTCGACAAACTTATCAAGCACACTGATTATCTCTCCATGAGATTTGCCGTTGAGATGTTTCTCCACCATAGCGTCCAGTGTTAGATAACATGAGTCGGTGTCGGTATAGAAAGAGTACACTTCATCCTCTGTACCAAGAAACTTGTTCATGAATTCATCGATGACTTTGGCAGTGTCACGGATAATCAACTGACCCGTAAGAGTGATTGACTCCGCGATGCGTTCATCAAAGTATCGGAACCACTTGTTACCAATCGCACCAAAGAGAGAGTTCAACTGAATCTTTCGTGCCATCTGGAAGTTGTGATACTTGGCAATGTCATTCTTGAGTTTGGGATTCTTTGTATCCTCATACTCCTGTTCTGCCTGTTTCATCAGTTTCTTGTACCGTTGACGATCATCAAAAAACTTCTGGGTGATCTCAGCCATAAAACCTTGTCGGTCTTTACGATAGAGATAACCATTCGCAGCCATCGATAGGTTACTATCACTCAGTTTGAGTTGGTGTTGTCGGTCAAGAATAGTATCGACAGTGCAATCAATCGGTTTGTGATTCTCTGCCAACATCTCGGGAGACAAATTGTGTTGCATAATAATTGAAGGATACAGAGAGGTAGCGTCAACAGACACAATCCACTTGTACTTACCCGTCTTTGGTTCTTGCACATAACCGCCTGGGAATCCTTTGGAGAAATGTTCTTTCTTCTGTGGGATCATAATACCCTTCTCCAACAGGTGATTGTACAATAGACAGTCCCATGTACGCACTGAAGAAAAGATATCGTTGTAATTACACTTGCAGTCATATGCCATCGTGATAATCAACTCAAGGAACTTCATCTTGTCATCAAGTTCGTCAACGAGTTTGGTATCGATGATGTTGTAGTCGATGAACCTGTTCCAATCACCCTCGTAAAACTCTCGGAAAGTTTCAAACCCCATTTCAAGTTTGTTCTTTCCTAGTTCTACCTCGGCAATGTAATCAAGTCGATAAGATTCTTGGAAGGTGTAGGTAAACTTTTTGTACAGGTCCATGTAGTCAAGTTGAATCACACCCTTCATATCAATCTTCATGATCTCTCGGTTGTGTCCCCGCACCATGCGTTTGCGAGTCATGCCATACGGACTGAGATTGTTTTTAGCATCGTTGCCAAACACTCGGTCAATCCTGTTGACCAAGTAGGGCATATCAAACTGTTCCATGTTCCAACCAGTAACAATGTCTGGATAGTCACTAGCCCACCACTGCATGAATTGTTCCAGCAGATCATATTCATCACTGCAATAGTGATAGGTCACGGGTAGTCCTTCGACTTCTTCTGAAACACACTTCCACTCACCCGCACCCCAAGTGTGGATTTCTTTTGTGGCATTGTCAATGACAGAGATAAGAAGAACTTCTTCGATGGGGTTCTCGACATCTGGGAACCCATGTTCGGCGGTAGTCTCAATATCGATAGACAAGATTTTCATTTGACTCATATCAAATGTTAGTGTATCGGGATAGACGGAAGATAGATATTGATAGGTCAGATCGGTCTGACCATAGATGGGATAGTTTTCAACCTTGGAATAGTTATCCAAGAATTCTTTGCAGTCAGAGTTATCTCCAAAGGTAATTGCCTTTAGATTCTGACCGTCGATAGATTTGTATTCACTTTGTTCGGCAGACTTTACATACAAAGTTGGGGTGAAGGGATGGCGTTCGGTAAACCGTTTTCCATTCCTCACCCCACGCACTAGTATAGAGTTGCCATACTGCCATGCATAAGTGTAGAAGTTTTGTGACATCTATTCATAACCAAAAGAAACAACAAACATTATAGTACCACAACAAGATGTTCGTGTCAATGGTTATCCTTGATATTGTTTAGACTTACTCACGTTGGTCAGGGTATGTCGGAACTTATCCTCATACTCTGCCTTGATATCATCTTTAACATCAAAGATATAATTTAGATTGCCATACGGTATGTAAAGTACACCATTACTGGAAGGGCAACAGGGGACAAAGACAATCTTGAATTGTCCTTCTGGTGCATTTTCTTCCTTCTTGTAGTGAATCTCAGCAGGGTTCTCCAGAACAAATCTGTGACCTTCCTTTTCATCACTAAGGTATCCAATGATGTCAGTCATAATTCCCTGTATCCTAACACCCAAACAATTTCGTGCGGGGTCTTGGAATTCCATTGATACTTCTTCATTGCCGTTGGCATCTACCATTTCTTCTTCACTCATAACATAATCTTCCTTTTAAAATATTGCAGCAACACAATAGATAGTAGCGAAACCTATCACTATGGATAGGGCGTAGATTCCATATGTATTAGTTCTACGCCATACATGTTTAGTCTTCATGACGCTCCTTCTTGAAGGAACTGCGGCGTTCCCTTTTTGACTGCGATGATCTTGGTTTTCTTTTCCTCTGGCACTACCTTTTGCAGAGAAATGTAAAGCATACCATCATCAAAGTCAGCACCGTCTACCTTTACGTCATCCGTCAGAGCGAATGTGCGAGTAAAGTTTCTAGCACCAATACCTTTGTGAAGATATTCTTTAGTGTCTTCTCCCCGATCCTGTATTCCTTGGACAACAAGTTTGTTGCCTTCTGGTACAAGATGGACTGCGAATTCTTCATCTCGGAAGCCAGCAGCGGCAATCTCAATGACGTAATTCTCATCGTCTTGCTTGACGATGTTGTAGGGAGGGTAGTTGTTTGCGAGTTCACTAACCGATGTCAGGTTGTCAAACAATCTGTCAAACCCAATAGTGAAGGGTCTGTATTGTTCAACAAATTTATCGATATCAGCTACACCATATCTGCGTGTGACCATTTTTAGTCTCCTTTTCAGCGAGTTTAAATTGCGTATCCCTTACGGCGATACGATAATATATATAAGACTGCTTGCCTTATATAATTATTTTTTTCTACCAATATTATACTTGGTAACAAGAGTCCAATCGTTCTTCTCCTTGAAAGGCAGAATTTTGATTTGACTCATCGGCGCCAACTTCTCTTCGGAAATTGGTTCGCATAATTCTATCAAACCCCAATCGCGCAATAACTTGGCGATGGAGTTTCTTCTCATCAGATCATTTTCACTAAGCTCAGCAAGTTTGCCATCTAAGGCAAAGAGCTCTTTGAAGTGGGTGATAAAGTATCTACCCTGCTTGTGCAGGATATGGCAAGACTGATACAGGACTTTTTCTTTCTTGGATGCGACACCAATTCTAGATAGTGTCTCTCTAACCTTCAAAAAGTCATCGTCACTTTTTAACTTTACTTCCACTGGCGTATAATCTGGAAAATCAATATCAAAAAAATCTTCACTCATTTTAAACAACCTTCAAAAAAATTCTAATTATTATGAAGATTATTTATAATTTGCTGATTTTTTATCCACCCTTATTAAGTAGTTTTCTAATCCTCTGAAGATCATCATCACTGAGCATCCTCAAAGCCTCAACTGCCTTCACATTGCTATAACCAAAATACTCTTTGACGATCTCAATGTTTTCTTCTTTCTCTGGTTTGATCCACTTGTTGAATCTTTTCTTCTTGCGGATGATGCCGCGCAAAAAATCATACTGTAACTTGTGGTCAATGTGCGGTCTGGCATTCATCTCGTTTGCCGCATGAACCGTGTCACTACCATGCGATAGAGACTTGTTCACAATGAAAGGACTGTACTGTTTCTCAGACCAATCATCTACCATCAAATTTTCTTTGGTGTGAGTGATACTACCAGCAAAGTCAAACGGACTGATAGACTTTTGTTTGACTTGAAACTGTTCTACGTCGATATCTTGTTTAGGTTTTTCACCTAGCAAATCACCGAGACTCATATTAACATGAGCAAGAAGGGCATCCTGACATTCTTGTTTCGTTTCAAAAGTACCTTCCAGAACATGAACGTCTACGGGTTCTTGGGATAACACTATGAATAATAACCAAATCATACCTTCACCTTACTATAATCAAATGCGATTCGGTGCAAAACTCTGTCTTCCATGAAATCACACTCCCACCTCTTGTGGATAGTCAACCACTGTTCACTGATAACCACATCACCGTCTTGCCAATGATGGTCATACCTGTACTGATCTTGTAGCACATGTTCCTTGAGCATTGCCATGGTATTGTCAAACCCATCTCTGTCTACCCCCTGCATACCAAAAATCTGTAGGAACGGAAAGTAGAGACCAGTGATACCATACTCATTAGTATACACCAAATCAAACGGTCTGTCAGTAGCATGATGTTCTTGGAAAAACTCACTGTCAGAATAAGAACCAGACTTATATCCCAGAGTGATCTTTAGTTTTCGTAGACGATTCTTTTCATCTCTAGGCAAGTCTTCATATGCTTGTCTCATGTCAATCCAACTGGTACAACTACCAGCAGTACCCTGAGCACCATACAACCAGATCAAGGGATCACGGTCATAGTTACTTGCCTGATTGGCATGCCAGTCAAGAGCACTTGTGTGTCCAAACAATCCTGGCTCACCGTGTTGATCTTTCTGTCCGGTAACCCGCAGAATGTTTGGGTGGCAGGCAATATGTTTTGTTCTCTCCGTGTCCGTGTACTCTTGTACATTCCCGATCATCTTGCAAACCCTAACCTCTTCGTCTGGGGTCAGGTTTTGATTGCGTATAACAACAACACCGTGTTGCAAAGTTTCCTCAGCAATTGCTTCTGCAGCACCTTGGCCAATTTTGGATAGATCGCCTGATATCTCCCTCATTTCATATCCACGTTTGCCATGATATCAACCAGACATGCGGTCAGATTAATTTCTTGATCCGCAACAAATGCTGACTTGTACTGATAGTCTGCAATCAACAGAACAAGGTGTGGCACCTGTACAACTTTGTCCAACAGAGTGTCATAGATTTTGCGATACAAACCTTGGGGGTCGGTATCCACATTGTTGGAGACCCACTGCCGCATCTTCTTGAAGTCTTTGTCCTTGAGACTGTCACACAGTCCCTTCATGTTGACTTCGGCAATGTTACTCAGGATACCCTCATCGATTGCACCAAACTTGGAGTACCGCTGAAGTTCGTTCAGTGTCCTACGATAGTCTGGGAAATACTTCATCAGAAGTTCAGCGAGAACCTTCTCAGAGTATTCGATGTTTTCTTCACCCAAGATATTTGAGATGCGAGCCATGAAGGCAGATGCCATCTGGGGTTTCTCTTCTTTCTTGAGTTTGAATTCTACCACCGTTGTCCGACTATGGAGCGGTTCGATGATTCGATTCTTAAAGTTACAGGTAAAAATAAATCGACAGTTCTTGGAGAACTCTTCGATAAAGGCACGCAAAGCTGGTTGCGTTGAGTTGGGGTTTAGATAGTCTGCCTCGTCCAGTATGACCACCTTGGTCTTACCACCGAAACTTACCGTACTTGCAAAGTCCCTAATCTTTGTTCTGAGAACATCAATGCCAGATTCATCTGATCCATTGATAATAATGTAGTCACAATCTAATTCATTACAAAGAGCACGAGCAACTGTGGTCTTACCTGTACCGGCAGTACCACAGAGCAACATGTTAGGAATTTCTTTCTGGTCAACAAAAGATTGAAATACATCCTTCAGTCTACTCGGGAGTACACACTCCGAAATAGTTTGGGGTCTGTACTTCTCCACCCAGAGAAATTCATTCATCACTATATCCTTTTTTCAAGCACCTCAATTTGTTTCTGTCGGTTCTCTTCCCACTTCTCTTCGGTGCGATCACCTTTGGGAAAAAACTTGGCACTCTTGAGGTTTTCAAGTGCCACCATACGCCGACCACGAGCGTTCTTACTTCTCCATGCAGTAGCCATACTACTCCTTATCCACCAATCTTATCTTTAGTCCCAAGAGACTCTTCCAAATTAAGTTCTAGTTGCTTGCCGCCGACTTCACTTTCATTCATAATGTATGATGCCATTGTTGCGGGATCAGATACTTCATATGGATCATCCGCAGCATTGTGTGCCATACCATCTTCGACAAAAGCCTTTTCGATAACACCGTCATTTACCAACAGAGAATATCTCCAAGATCGTTGACCAAAACTAAGGTTATCTTTGTCAACCAGCACACCCAACTCTTCGGTGAAGATGCCAGAACCATCGGGAATTGGTTTTACACTTTTGATATTCTGGTGTCTAAACCATGCGTTCATCACAAAAGTATCATTGACAGAGAGACAGTAGATTTCGTCTACACCCTTAGACCGAAAAAATGCATAGTTCTCTTCATAGCCTGGCAATTGATACGCAGAACATGTCGGAGTGAAAGCCCCAGGCAATGAAAAGAGAATGACTCTCTTATCACTGAACAAGTCACCAGAAAGTACTGCCTCCCACTTGAAGGGATTGGGATGACCCCTAGAGTCCAGTTGAGGACATCGGACACGGGTATTGAACAGGACTTCCATAGGAAGTCTTTGACCTACTTCTAACATGTAGAACCTCTTACTGTGTTTTTGAGCTTGGGTCCAACGCCAACCAGTATGTTCTCTCATCATTAACAAACATAATTACTGGCGCTTTACCGACTGTAGCAACGTAAGAATCAGGGATGACCTTTAGAGACTCAATTGAGAGTCGTGCATCGAATTCCAAACTACTATCACCAAGAACTGTTGTGAAAGAATTACTCTTGGGAGTATTTGGATCACCGACAGACATGAGTACCTGTTGCCCGTCACCGACTACTCGCAAGAAAGGAGCAGAGATGGCAGACGCGGCACGATAGATTGTCTGAATATTTTCTTTGGTGATATTGAATTCATACAAAGTTTCTACTTGAATCTCTTTGTCTGGTGCAGCTTTAATCACAGACGGTTCAGCATAGTAGAATTCAAACTTACCAGCATTGGTTTGTACGGTGACAGACTCATCACCAAACTCAAGGTCTGCGTTCTCATCCATTGTCAGCAGAGACAAAAACTGGTTGAGATCGTAGATCGCAAACTCTTTAGGAAAACTTTCCGTTACCGTTGCACGGCACAGAATGTTCATAGAATTTGACACAGTAGCAAGAGTTTGCCCCTCACGGACCAGAAGGTTCGTGTTAATAGAGGCAAAGTTCTTGAATGTGTCAAGTGTGGACTTAGAAACTTTCATCATAATAAACTCCAATCAAACAAACTACATAATAACAAAACGACACTCAAATGTCAAGGGTTAATCTGACTCCGTAGTGTGAGCGATTGTAATATCATTTGTACTACAATAACTAGTCACTTCTGAGTTACCCAAGTAATCATCTGGATGTCCAGCATCTTCCCTTGCAGTATTCCAAGCAATGTATGCTGCTTCATCCGCAAAGATTAATTTAATCACAACACTCAAAGGATCACTGAAGTCATTTGTCATTGAGACATCCGTTCTTCCGGTCATCCAATCCAGCCAAGCAGTGGATTGAGTGTCGTAGTCAGTACCCTGCAAGTCTGTTGCCCAAAAAGGCCACTCTGATTCTGCATCGGTTCTTGTAAACGTTGTAACTTTTCTATAAGCCATTGTTCTCTCCATTACGGGGGTTGATATATTTCTCTCTCTATTTATAATAAAAAAA